CTTCTTTCTCATTTGTAAGTTGTGACTGCAACTTACGAATTTCTCCACCTTCTGAAAGGTAAGAACTTAGATATTCACCTGCAAATGCTTCAAACACTTTTCTTCCAAAGTTGTTTTCTTTAGCAACTTTGATATCGTCTTTAAGTGTTTTCATTTCATTTTTCAGTGCCGAACTAACTGTTTTTTCTACAATGCCAGATGCTCTTTTAACAAATGTCGCTTTAGTATCTTCGATAATTTTTCTACCTTCTGATACTAATTTAACTTTTGTTTCAACAACGTCTTTCTTGTCTTCATTAAATTCAGTTAATTCTTTGGAGAGTTGTCTGGTTACAAACTCTTCTAAATTTGTAAATTGACCTTTGAGTGCGCCTCTGTCGCCTTGTAACTCTTTTACTTCTTTTACAAGAACTTCTGAGATGAATTTTTCTAACATTTTCGTATGTTCAGCAACCGCTGTTTTGTATGCAACTCTTTCTGCAACTACTTTAGCTTTGTCTTCAGCAAACTCAGAAATTTCTTTCTTCATTACTTCTGAAATCATTGTATTCATAGCTTCCACTATGTTTGCTTTATCATTCGAATAACGTTGAGCAAATTCTTCTCTCAATTCTGCAGAGATGTCCTCACGAGCCTCAGACAGTTTTTTCTCCCAAGCTTCTTGGACTTTTGTTTTGACATCTTCAGACAAACCGTCTGTACCAAAGATTTCTGTAATATCTGCCATCTGAATCTCCTTATTCCTTGTTTAGCTCTTTAATTAATTTAGTAATAGAATCCGCCAAATACTTTTGTGCTTTAGGATCATACATCGCTGATTGTCCTAATCCATAAAGTCTTTGACCTCCACGCATATTCCATAAGCCTTCATAAATCGCTTTTGGGTATGCATCAGGAGCCGATGGTTGGGCGACAATGTCAACAGTGATAATTTCAAATCCTTCAACTTCACCACTTTCATTAACGTTCCCAGATCCTCTAGAACTAACTCCTAATTTAACACCGCTTTCGGATAAAGTTGTAACAATTTTACCCATTGGTGTTGGCATTATTTTAAGTTTACCTAGGCCATTTGGACCATCCATCCACATATCAGTAATCATATGACTAACTCTGTCTAGATTTACTGTTAAGTTTTCTGGGTGATCCGCTTCACCTAAAACACTATATCCTGCATTTAATCTCTTCTTGATATTACCTACCGCAGTAGAGATTTCGGAAATAGGATAAACTCTTTGATTCTGATTCTTAACACCGCCTTGTATAAAAACACCTTTGAAACAAAGGTCTTTCTTTGTAGCATCGTCACCTTCGTGCAATACTTCCATCTTGGCTTGATCGAATGTTAATGCTTCTGTTATCAATCGAATCATAATCTATCTCCCTTTTAGTGAGCGTATTATTTGCTCGCTACTGGTGACTTCGCAGACGTATCTGATTCGTCTTTGTGAGCAACCTTTACTTCTTTAACTGATGGTACAGTCGTTGATCCCATATCTTTTGGAGTCGGTGCTGTTCCACCTTTTTCGTCTGATGCAGAAGAAACACTAGGTGCCGCTCCCATATCTTTCATATTTGCGTTAGCTACAACTGATTTAGTGTTATCTGAACCATCTGGCATAGCAACTTTAACTGCTTTAAGCTCAGCTTTTTCAACAACTGGAAGTCCAACTTTACCTAATGTTGATTCTTCTGCGTCTACTTCTGCTGGTATTTCTACTTCTGCTTCGCCGTCAGCTTCGTCATCACTATTGCCTTCGCCGTTCATAATATCATCAAATTTAGCTTTAAGTTCTTCTAATGCTGATTCCAAATCATCTACTCTGTCTTCAACTTCGGCATCTGGATCTGCAGGTGCATCTGCATCTGCGTCATCATCATCTTCCTCGTTAGTTTCTTCGTAGTCAATTTCTTCTGCATCAGATTCAGCTTTTGCTTTCAACTCATTTTTAAGATCAAGTTCAGCATCACCTGTTTCGCTACCTATAGCTTCTTTAGTATCTTCTTTAGATTCATCAGTTTTAGCTTCTTCTTTAGCTTCAGTTTTAGTATCTTCTTTAGCTTCTTCTTTAGCTTCAGTTTTAGTATCTTCTTTAGCTTCTGTTTTAGCTTTTTCTGTTGATTCTTTAGTATCTTCTTTGTCCGTTGATTCAGTAGTATCTTTAGTTTCTTCTACTGTATCATCTTGGGCATTAACAAGTTCTTCGTGAATTCCTCTTGCTTTTTCAACGATAACATCGTGAAGCATAGTTTCTGCTTTATCTTGCTCGCCGTTCACCAAGTATTCAAGGACTTGTTCTAATTTTGAACTCATTTCTGACATATCGATATCTCCTTGCGTTTAGTATATTCGCGACTATAATAATAGTTATATTTGATATTTACTACTTTTTGTATTGATCACGGGGTTTTGAGGTAAAAAATGACGATTTTTTCAAATCATCATCATAAAACGTACTTTAATTAAGATCTTAATCTACATAGCAGGCGGTTGGCCGTACATTGTAGCAACAAATTCAGCATTTTCTTCTTGATCTTGACGTCTTATTTCTCTAACTTTTCTTAACTTATTAAGGTGTCTTAAAGTTAATCGTGTTTTTCTTGAGTGACCAATATCTGCTTTATGGTAATCATCTTGATCTGGAAAATATGCTTCTGTAAGTTCTTTATATCTCATAACACAGTTATTTATTCAGATTCATTAAATACTTTATACAAGATGGAAACACTATGAGAGTTATACAAGATGAAAATACTATGAGAGAAGAGATTATAACTGTGCAAGAATTATTTCAATATGAATTGGATGCAATAAACAATTATATTGTTTTACTTGAAAATAAGCATCTATTGAATGGATTTGATAAAAAAGAATTAAAGAAGTTAAAAACAGTTGCACGATATCTTGTAGAAAGAATTAAAGGTGATGTATATATTGCTACTAAAGATTTAACTATACACTAAACTCATTATCCAATTAATTTAAATATTTGTATGAAAAAATTCTTTAAATGGCATAAAAGCTTATGTGAAAAAGTTATGGAAGAAATGGGTATCTCTTGGTACGCATTATGTTGGATATCTTTTCTTAAAGGATTAATTTTTGGTATCGCGATTATATTAATTATATAAAGTTAAGTTATTTGGAATGGGGTGGGAGTTTTTTTTCCACCCACCAAATATGTTTCCTAGTAATAGGATCATATTTTCTTAATTTTAATTTTTCATTCTTTTTTTCTCCCTTGCCGGGCTTAAATGCATAATAATAAAATCCGTGATCTTTCATTTTAGAATCTTCAGGCACCAATCTAACTTTTACGTAAGGTCGTTTAGTTTTCGTTTTAGATCTAATGTGAGCCATATATTAATCTTTCTTTTTGCTTAACCATATTACAATTGCTTTCTTTGACGCTTCACCAAAATTTGATGAACAATGAAATAGTTTTCTATCAAAGGCAAAGAGTGATCCTTGTTTCCAATTAAAAATTTTCTTAATAGTTAAATATTTTTGATCTTCAGTATCACAATGGGAACAATATTTTTGCCAATCATCATTAGAACAATACTTTTCAAGTATTGTATTATCTTTTTTATATTCACTAAAATTATTAAATGTTGCTCCTTGCTCAAATACAACTGTACTATATTCTCCTGCAACAATCGGAATAACAATAGTATATGCTGGAGGATTTATATTTGGATCAATTAATTGTATTTGATTATTTGTTACAATCCAGTCCGAATGAACATCATATGGTTTTTGAGCTCGTAATATTTGTATTGCGTCAATAACTTTATTTTTTAAATATGGAATAGTAAATAATTTCTTTTTTAAATATTCAGTAAAACTACTTAAAGGTTCAATCCATTGTTGAGTTGATGTTACTGCTCCCTTATAAACACCTTGAATATCGTGAAATGGTTCTTCTGTTCCTGGTAAATCATTTATATCTTTAATGTCGTTATCATTTAAAAAATTATCAATTGTAAAAACTTCCATACGTGTGACTTTTTAGTTAATGCCATTAATTAATATCTTAAGGACCTTTTGCTGGGTCTTCAGTACCTGCGTCGGCGCCACCTGTTACACCTTTATCGCCTGATATAGGAGATTTCTCACCAGTATTAATTTCTGGATCAGGAGCATCTGCATCTGCGCCAAAGTTAGATGGAATTGGTGATGCTCCAACAGAACCTAATCCTTCTGGTGTTTCAGCAGGATCAGTTGGTGGCATCATACTTTTATTTTCTTCTGCCCACAATCTTTGATTATCGTGAACTTCTTCTTCAGTTAATTTCAAGAATCTTTTCATTGCAAAACGTTTACTAATATGTGGAATTGCATTAATTTGTGAGAATATATTAACTAATTGTGTATCTAATTCAATTTGTCTATATTTTCCAAAATTTTGTGGTTCGTTAAATTGTAATTCAAATGCTCCTGAATCTATTTCAATACCTCTATGCTTTAAGAACATTTTAAATTCTCTATCCAAACCTGGTTGCATAAAACTTTGTATTCTTTTACAGAATTTAGTAAATCTAAATTCTTGAATATATGCTGTACCAACCCTACCATCAGTAAATGCTGTTTGTGGATCGTTTGGAGAACTTGGTAGATAAGCACTAGGCACTCTTAAACCTTTCATTAACTTATCATTAAAATATCTCAAGTCATCTATTTCACCTAAATTAGTTCCACCTGGTAATGTTTCAACTTTACTACCTCTACCTTCAGCCGTTTGTGCAAAGAAATAATCTTCAATCATTGACAATGGATTATATGTTGCGTCCATTATGTTTGCACCACCACCTGTCTGGTTTGGTATTCTTCTTTGGTGTATTTCGTTTTTAACTCTTTCAATAAAGCCCATAGCTTTTGATGTTGGCATATTTCCTACGTCAATATAAAATACTCTTCTTTCAGGTGCTCTTTGAACTCTATAAATTATAATTGCATCTTCTAGTAATTCTTTTTGTTTATATGTTTTAAAAATCGGTTCTAGTATTGATAATCCAAAAGGCCAAAATCTATCCATACCTTCTGTCATACTTAAATGTATCACGTGTGAAGCATCAATTGGGTGTATTGTTGCATCTCTTTGAAATCTTGAACCATATCCACCCATTAGCCCACCTGATTGTGAACCACGTGGCTGATGCATACCTCTTGAGCCTCCTACATTACCAAATTGCATTGGCATTGTAGTTGCAAAACCTGTACCTGCTGTATGAAACTTTGAATAAGAATCAGATGTTAAATTTAAATTTTTAACATTAAGATCTAAATTTTTAATAAAGTATGCTTCTGGTTTTTTACCTTTACCTTCATTAACAACAATTCTATCAATAAAACCTGGATCAATCCAATACCATTTATAAGTTTGTGGATCTCTTACAAATACTTGATCTCCATACTTAATAGTATTACGAACCATTTTGAAACATCTTTTATTCCACTCATTTATTTTAACCCATTGTTGTAATGCTTGAGTTAATAAAGTAGTTTCAGTATCTGTGGGTTCGTCTTTATAAAATATATTAAATGGTGATTTGGTTTTTTCGTCATTTTGACTGCTAAACTCAGCAATAGTATCTAATGCTGAATTAATTTCAGTATCTAAATCCATCATATCATATTGATAATAACGTTCTTGTCTATTAGGTTGTCCAGCATAAACTTCTGGTAACCACGTATTATAACGCGAATGTGATGCACCAGCTGTTCCGGGTGCTGTAGACCCCATAGGAGATTTAGTTCCTAATTCAGTACTGTAATCTTTAAAATATTTTCGCCAGCTCATATTAGTATTTATTGTAATACATTTTAATGATGTTTGTCAAGAGTTAATATTATTAAAAAAATTGGTTATATTTAGGACTGGTTAGCTAGAATTTCTGCGTATACAGTCTGGTTTCCAGTGATAACTTTAGATGTTTCTTTTTTATGATCTGAAGCAATAGCTTTTGTATCTTCTTGTAATTCTATTTGTTTTAATAATGCCTTATTAATTTTAATTAATTCTGTTACTGTTGGGCTTTTCTGTTCTTCAGCATACTTGTCTAGATCGCCATACATTGGCATAATTTTAATATTTTTTGATCCACCAAATAAACTAGCACCATCTTTTCCTTCTCCCATATGCTCATTAAAGCCTCTCAATTCTTTATTCTCTGCAGAGGCATCATAATCTGAAGTTCTTAACCATTTTGGTGCTATATTGTAACCATAATCCGCGGCTTTCGGTGCCATCTTCTTTAAAAAATCTTCATTACTTAATGTACCTTTATCTATAAAATCAAAATTTAATGCTTTTGCAATCTTCCATACAAATGCATCTTGATCTGCTTTAGTCATAGTATCACCAGGTTTTCCAACTGAGGCACCCATTACTTCTTTCATCTGAGGTACAAGTTTATCTAAATTCCTGAAATCTTCTTTGTTCATACCAAAGATAATGTTTTCAGCTAAAATTCTATTTGCTGTTCCAGTGATGGCTCTTTGTGCGTGACCAGTAATGTCAGCAACTGCTTTGTGTTCACCAAACATTAAGCCTTTTAAAAACTTAATGGCTTTAGTAATACCTTGAATAAATCCGTTTATACTATTAAACAAATTTTTCTTCATAAGGTCAGCAAACATTTCTAACAGATTAACAACTTTATTAACACCCCATTCAAAAGCTTTTACTGTTTCTGGTGTTAAAAATGCAATTTGTAATTTTTGAAAAGCTGTTCTAATTTTTGCCATTGCAAATGCAAGTTGTCTTTCTGCTTGACCTAAGTGATCCGGAGACACCTCAGTCATTCTATCAATAAGCTTCTTAAAATCAGCATCGTCAAGAGTTTCATTCATATTAGCAAGTTTAATTACAAACTTCGCCATAGGATCACCACTAATTTCTAATGCTCTTAAGAACTGTCTTTGATTTGTATCAACTTCTGAAATAGCATCTCTAAAATTATTTAATGCGTCAACGGAATCACCTGCATTGTTAGATGCACTAACTAATCTTTGCATTGATTGAAATAAATGCGGTGACACACCAGCTAATTGTTGACCAAAGTCGGTAAACTGTATACCTCCCCGTCCTATTCCTTCGCTTAATGCTGTAGTAAGTTGACTACCTAAATCTTCCCCCATAGCCGCCAAACCTGCAAATGCCACTTGAGCACCTTCTAAAGCTGTAGCTCTCATATCACCAGGTAACATCTGCATAGCATTTCTAAATGCTTCCATTGTAGTTGCCTGCATCACTAATTGTCTAATAACATCATTTGACGTATTAGTTAATTTTGTAAATGCCTGTGTAACTTGTAAAATTTTAACAGTCTGTTGAGCCAGGTAATAAGATTGTCCTTCCATATCAAAACCCATTGCTCTGTATTGTTCTGCCATTGAAGCTACTGCGTGAGCTAATTCTTGGTTACTTAAACCTAAATATCCTTGTGTCTTTATAAGATCTTGCACATTAATAACTGCATCAGTAATTGTTTTTGTACCAAATTGACCAAACGCCATTGCAAATTGAGTAGTTAATTCTGTAAATTCTTCAATAGTTAAAGAGGCATCTAAAGCCTGAGCACCCATAACTGCAATACCATCTGCTAATTTTCCTTCTGGATCAACAAAATTAAATCCTCTTCTAAATAAAGTATTTTCTAATCGTCCTAGTCCCATTAAAAATTTAGTTACAGATACTACTGCATTAAACATACCAAATAACCCAGCTGTAATTGGATTCAACATTTTTCCAAATCTACCAAATTTAGCAACTACAGATCCTAAAATACTTCCAGTTCCGCCACCTAATTTAGATAGCAAACCTTTTTGAGCTTTACTACTTTTATCAATTGCATCTTTTATTTTTTTACCGCCACTTATAATTTCGTCTTGTCCTCTTTCAGTCGGTGACGGTGGTCCGATAAAATCTTTACTTTTTGATCCGAACATTTTATTAAGCCAACCTGGTTTCTTCTCTGCTGGCTTTGTCTTATCAGCTTCAATCCCTTTTAAAACTTTATGTAATACTGGGCCAGCTTCATCAAGTATATTAAGCAGTCTTTTCGAAACATCTCCACCACTTCTGTTATTATCTCCAAGTATCTTTTTTATATCTTGTAATACTGTTAGTATATCATCTTGTGCGGCAGTTTCACCACTCTCATCGCCTGGAATTAAAGTTTTTGTTGTTGGTTTAAGTATGCCTGCAATTTCTTCTTTAATTTGATCAATTGCTGTAGTAGTTTTAGGACCTTTTCCAGCTGGAGTTTTTTGTTGAGATTCAAATGCTTCTTTAATTTTTGCAACTGTTATACCACCTTTAATATCTGTTACTGGACCTTGTTGATCTTTAATTGCCTTTGTAATTTTATTAAGTGCAATAATAGTACTTTTATGGCTTGTAAGTAATCTTCCAGAAATATGGGTAGTACCTTTATTTGTTTCTACAAGTACTTGTTTTACATCTTCTACTGCTTTTAATGTTTTTTCTTGTACTGCTATTTGATTTTTCTGAAACAATTTGGCATTAACACCAACTAACTGTTTCATCAAAGTTTCTATAGCTTTTGTAGTTTCTTTAGATAATTTCTCAACTTTGATACCTTGTGTCTTTAAAACCGTTTTGATAGACTGTAGAGTAGAGTCCAAGGCGAACTCTGGTATATCTATCCTTTCACCACCAAATTCTATTGTTACTTTTTCTGCCATTTTAACTTTGATAAATAATTAAATACTACTTTAATTACTCCTATAAATATTCATATAAAGATATTTATTTACAAAGAAAAGTACGTATATAATGATAGGAACAAAATAAATGACAACTGAAGAAAAAGAACAAAAAGAACAAAAAGAGCTAAATCCATTAAAGAAGTTCTACAGAGTACCAAAATTATATATTAATTTACCATCAGGTGGTAAGTTTAATGATATTGGCGACAAGGCTTCGAACGGTGAGATACCTGTTTATGCTATGACGGCCAGAGACGAAATCGTTATGAGAAACCCTGATGCATTACTAAACGGTGATGCTGTAATACAAGTTATTAAAAGTTGTGCGCCTGATATACACGATACACGAAACTTACCAGTTTGTGACGTTGATATTTTATTAATAGCAATTCGAATGGCTACACACGGTTCAGTTCTTCAAACTAAAATAACTTCACCTCACTCTAAAAAAGAAAACGATTATGAAATTAATTTAGAATCAATTGTTGAAGATGTAAGAACTATACCAGAAGATAATTCAGTTGTTTTAAAAAATAATTGTACTGTTTATGTTAAACCATTTAGTTACACAATACAAACAAAACTAAATTTAATGGCTTACGACCAAGCTAAGGCATTAAGAAATGTAACTGACATTAACAGCGAATCTGCTAAACAATTTACAGCACTTTTTACCCAACTAGCAGATACAAATATGGATGTAATGGTTAAATCAATAGAAAAAGTTAAAACACCCGACGGAACCGCAGTTATTGACAAAAATCAAATCAAAGAATTTATGACTAGTATTGAAAGTACTGACCATAAAAAAGTAGATGAAGTAATTGATTCACTAAACAGAGCATCTACTACAGTTAAAAGAAAATTTAAATGTAAAGAAACTGGAAATGATTTTGAAACTGAAGTAAGGTTAGACCCGTCGGATTTTTTCGTAGCTATTTAATTACACACTCGCCGTCTGAGATAGGCGATCACTTTGCCAAGTTAGCTAAAGAGGCAAGCGATATTAAAAAATCTATTATTGAAATTTGCTGGTATATGCGAGGTAGTATTAGTATAACTGAAGCATACAATCTTACTTATGAAGATCAACAGATAATACAAAAATTTCTCAAAGATAATATTGAAAGATTTAAAGGGTCAATGACACCTGTTGTTTAAAAAAGATATTCAAACTTACGTTCTTTTTGTATTAAAGGAATATGTACATCTTGAAACCAATCACTATCTTCAGAACGTAAAACATTTCTTTGATATTCCCAAACGTTTGTAAAATTAACACCTACACTATTACTTAAATCTCCTAAATTTTTCTTTGTGTAAATTGACGGCCTAGTTATATCTCCGAATCTATATACAATCTCACAATTAAATAAATGATCCAACAATTCTGCATATTCTTTAACACTATATCTATAAGACTTAAGATCTAAATGTATATCAAGTACAAACTTTGTACCACCACAATTACTATAAAACTGAAATAACTTTTCTACATCATAATCATATTCTTTAATATTCTTAAAAAATAATTCAGTCCAAATTAATGCTGGTAATGATATATCATAAAAAATAACCTTCTTAATATCTTTATATTTGTCTTTTATACGAGATAATAAATTTATAGGAGATGCTACACTAACTATTACATTATTATTATTTTTAAATTCTTTAGGTCGTGTTGACGTTGAATTTACATAAACTATATTATGCGAAGACCTATTTGGTGATTGTAACCAATTAAAAACTGTTGATACTTGATCATTAATACTATCATAACAACAAACTTTCATACTTCTTTCTTTTATTTGAAAAGGTCTAACTTTATAATTATTTTCTAGTAACGCACTAATAACTTGTGATCCTTGTGCTGTATTATTTGTATATGTTTTTTTACTTTCGCCTTTTACTATTGATATTGGTGTATAGTCATCGTGAAAATTTTCTGTAGATCTAATTACATCTTGTAGTTCTATATTTTTAGCTCTATCAAATGTTGGTGCTCCTACGTCTTTCCAATGATCTACATTTATCAAAAACATTTGATTATGTAAATTATAATATCTTTCTTTTTTATCTAATATGTGTCCTATTAAAGAATAATTTATTACGTCATCAGGACCAATTGTATTGAGAATAAAATCTGGAAACAAATCAAGTTCAACAATATTTCCTTCTTTAATAACTAATGCGTGAGAAGATTTAACTGTACTTAATACATCTTTTAACTCTTCCCAATAACATTTTTTTACTGGATATACTTTTATAATACCTTTAATTTTTTTATCAATATGTACTTTAGAAGAAAACCAATCTGAATCATATTCACTAATTTTATCTACTGCTGGCCAACTAAATTTTTGTAAAGTAAAATCACGTATAGAATCTAATAGTATAGGATCTTTTAAAATTATTAATGTAAATGATATCATTTATACAACTTCTTTTTTACTTTGTTCTTTAACTTCAACACTATTTAATTGCCAAAACCTCGAAGCTTCTGTAAAAAAGAATTGTTTATATGTATTATCGGCGTCTAAATTTTTAAAGCAAGTTGGATCCCATAAAACAAATTCTCCTTGTCTTGATATTTTAACACATAGCAACCATTTATCTTTATCTTCACAACTCTCTTGTGCTTGTTTTATCCATTCATTTAATTGCTTAACATCTTGTCTTAATACTAATTGATGCCAACGAAACTCTCCGTAATTTTTTGCTTCAATAACTAACAACTGAAAATTATCAGGTGGAATTATATCACCTTTAAAACCTCTAGTTTGATTTTCTGATAAAGTATCAATCCTAGCGAAATTCTGTCCGCCAATAAACGCACCAGAATGTGGAACCCTAGTAAACGACTCTTTATATAACTCGCTTAAAAAGTTTGCAATATCTCGCTCGTAAGATTTACCTTTTGTTTTTGACTTTTTGCCACTCATAACATTATTATATAACTAAAGATATTTTTATGCAACTATTTTATGTAAAGACTAAAAAGAAAAGCTTCTTTTCTTTTAGAAAAACTTAATATAGCTTGATCCTGCCCCCAATGTGTGTTTGGTTCATAATCATCAAACTGTTCATTAGTTGATTCAAAGTGCCAACCAAATTTTCCTTTACAATGCTGAGTACACCAATCTAAATATTCGCCATTTAATCCGTGTGCTGGTAATTTTATTTCATACTTGAATGTTTTATTGTACCCACAAGTATTTGGAATAATACCATTATT